GCAAAGATGAGATTATATGATGTAGAACAAAAAGCACAGGATGATATACTTGACAGTGGACAAGAAGAGGAGTATAATCCTGAAGAGAAACCTAAAAAATCTTTCGAAGGATTTAAATTTAATTAATGACAAAACAAGTTGATACTAAAAAGTATACTGAGTTTGTAGATGCAGTTACTTCTAATGAAAGTAAAAATTCTGAATCATTTTCAGTTCGTTTAAGAGAACTATATTCAGAAGGACTTTCTGTAGAAAGACTTCTTACTGCTGCAGTAGGAATGTCTGCTGAGTCAGGTGAGTTTACTGAAATCGTCAAGAAGATGATATTTCAGGGTAAACCAGTAAATGAGGATAACCTATTTCATCTTAAGAGAGAACTTGGAGACATCATGTGGTATGTTGCTCAAGCATGTATGGCACTTGATACAGACTTCAATGAGATTATTGAGATGAATGTTGATAAATTAAAGTCACGTTATCCTGGTGGAGAGTTTGATGTTCATTTTTCAGAAAATAGAAAGGAGGGTGATGTATGATTTACGCATTATTAAGTGTTTCAAATAAAGATGGTATTGTTGATTTTGGAGAAGGACTAGTCCGTGCTGGATATACTATTATTTCTAGTGGTGGAACTGCTGCTGCTCTTAAGGCAGAAGGAATACCTGTAACTAAAGTATCTGAATATACTGGTTCACCAGAGATTCTTGAAGGTAGAGTAAAGACATTACATCCAAAGATTCACGGTGGCATTCTTGCCAAACGTAATAATATTATTCACGATACAGATCGTGATAATAATGGTATTGGACTTATTGATATTGTTGCAGTAAATCTATATCCATTTAAAGAAACTGTTGCTAAACCAGATGTAACTTTTGAAGAAGCAATAGAGAATATTGATATTGGTGGTCCTAGTATGGTAAGATCAGCAGCAAAAAATCATAAACACGTTGCTGTGCTAACTAATCCAAATCAGTATGGAATCTATCTTGATGCTTTAAAAGGTAATATATCTTCTGTTACTGTTAAGGAATTAAGAACTCAATTTGCAAGAGAAGCATTTAAACATACTGCTGACTATGATGCAGCAATTAGTGAATGGATGGAAAACAATGCATGATTCTTCTAAATTATTAACTGGGTTAAAGTTCAAACAAAAGTTAAGGTATGGTGAGAACCCACAACAAGAAGCAACTTGGTGTGTTTACCCAGACCACGGATTATCATCAGCAAATCAATTACAAGGTAAAGAGTTAAGTTATAACAATCTCATAGATTTAGATGCAGCAGTATCAACAGTAAAGGAATTTCCTGATGAACCTGCTGCTGTTGTAATTAAGCATACTAATCCTTGTGGAGTTGCAATCGGAGAGACAATAGATTCTGCATTAACAAGAGCATTAGATTCTGATAGAGTCAGTTGCTTTGGTGGAATCATTGCTTTGAATAGAGAGGTAAATACTAAGTGTGCTAATGAAATAACAGGTGCTTTTTATGAGTGTATCGTTGCTCCATCATTTAGCGATGAAGCGAAAGAAATACTTGCTGCTAAGAAGAACTTAAGATTACTTGAGTTGGATATAGATAATATTCAACTAAAACCATATAATGTTAGAAGTATTCTTGGTGGAGTATTGGTTCAGCAAAAGGATAATGAACCAGCAAATGTGGATGACTGGAAAGTTGTAACTGAAAGACAACCAACAATTCAAGAAAGAATTGATCTTACTTTTGCTTGGAAGGTATGTCGTCATGTACGTTCTAATGCTATTTTAGTTGCTAGTGATGGTGCTACATTAGGTGTAGGTGCAGGACAAATGAATCGTGTTGGTTCTGCTAAGATTGCATTAGAAGCATATACACAAGTTAGTGGTGCTGCATTAGCAAGTGATGGGTTCTTCCCATTTGGTGATACTGTAAGATTAGCATATGATTATGGTATTAAAGCAGTCATCCAACCAGGTGGAAGTATCAAAGATCAAGAATCTATTGATGCTTGTAATGAGTTAAATATGACAATGATATTCACAGGTAAACGTCACTTTTTACATTAAGCAAATGATTTTTATTGCAATTCCTCATGGAAATTATTCAGGTTTATCACCTGAAGGTCAGATGGTTGCCATCATAGTTGGACTACTATTCTTTATTATGGGATATGGATTGTATCTCACAATAGGACCAGGTAAAGTAGATTTACGTGATCCTATTGATGAACATGCCAAGATGCATGAATTGGGTATAGCACATGGTCATGGTGGAAATAAAGAAGCATATGAAGTGTCTGGGAAACTAGAACACAAACATGATGATACTATATAATACAGAGTATCAAATGTTACCATGAGAGATCAACTAGTTAAGGCACTATTAGCACATGCACAAGGAGATATTCAGAAGCATGTTGCGAATGTAGAAGTTTATTTAACCAACCCTGCTGGTATTGGTGAGCACTCTAATATTGTAGAAGCAATTGAAGAAGAACTTAATATGATTGCCAAGTATCAAGACCAGATTGATGTGATAAATAAATACTTCAAAAAGTAATCGAAGTATATGGCCTATTCGATTAAGCAAGGTAGTGTAATGGAAGGCATCTTTGCCATGTACTGTGCTGCCTTTCTTATAGATCCTGAAGATGGAAAAAGTAAAAAATCAATAGAGGGTTTTATTAATGACTTGAGAGTTGATACTACTTTAGGTACGTTAGCAGATAAGAAGAAGAAATCTATCGATTATCATAATACTTTCCCTGCTCATTCTGCACCTGCTAAAAAGAATTTTAAAGATTTATCTGTAGTAACAGGGAAGAAAGCAAAGGGTATGATAGTGGAGTCTGAAAAATATGATTCATTGTCTAAGGTATTAAAGGATAATGATAAGTATTTTGAGTCTATTAGTAAGAAAGGTTTTTTAGATTTCTCTCAAGTTGAATTAAAAGTTAGGGTTAAAGAAGCAGAAACAGGAGCATATTATGGATCTAATTTGAAAAAATTGCTTGATGAAGAGAAGAAGAATGATTTTGTTAAGGATGAAAAGTATGAACAGATTAAAAAAAAGATGCTACAGTTGATAAACAATAATCAGACTGCATTCTTTAGAGATTTAAAAACTGTTAAGCAAAGATATTTAAAAAATAGTCAGAATGATGCAGTCAAATGGGGAGTGGATGCTGATGGTATTGCTGGTGAGACTAGTGGTGGATCAATAAAACAAGATGTTACAATACAAATATTTGCTGATGGTAAAAGGATTCTTAGAAGTGAACTTAATTTTTCTTTAAAATCTGATAGTGTTAGTATACATGGTGGAGGAATTTATAATTCTATGCCAGAGATATTTGAAATGTTTGAGGGAATTTTAAAATCTTCAGCAGCTACTGAAGGTAAGAAATATTTGAAAAGTATTACAACTCAAAGGGGACATGAAGAGACAAGTAAGGCAGCTATAAATTCTTTATGGAGATTGCTTGGTGATGGTATTCCTAAGACACCTAATACTAAATTAAGTGATCACTTTTGGGGTATTCTTGAGAAAAGATTGTTTGGATCTTCATCTGCTTATGCGGGTAAGATACAAGTTCTTGAAATGAATCAAAATGAACTTAGGGAAGTGACAAAGAAACAATTTAAAAAATTAAAAGATAGTGGTATATTGCTTTATCCTAAGTGGGTTCCTAATGATAAATCAACTGAAGCAACTCCTGGAGCAATTTTCATTACACCCCAATATCCAGGTGATGGTGCTAAAGTAAAAAAGCAAAACGAAACATCTATTGGTGGTAGGGGTGATAAGAGTATGTTTAAGATTAGATTATCGTATGAATGGACAAAGCAAGATGTAGGTGGAGAGATGAAAAGAATTAAACCTGGTCAAGATTATGGTCTGACACCTAAATCATCACCTTTTAAAGTTTTTATTGAACTTGGTGGTGCTGGTTCTATAATTCATGATGAGAATTGGGATGATTTTTTTGAGAAAGGATTAGTGGGGTAAGACTATGGCTACTAGTGCAATTGAAACAGCAAAACAGGAAAATGGATCTAGGTTTTATTTGGAGAGTGTAATTGAAAAAAATATAGAACCTTCATATACAGAAATGATACAGATTTATGATGGTTATAATCAATCTTGGAGAAGAACTTATGAAAAGCAAGCAAATGCTGTAAAAAGTTATATTAAAAATGAGAAAGGATATGAATATTCTAGAGATAAAGGAACTATGCCTTTCATTGAAAATATAGCAAAAACACATTGTGGTATATCTGTTAAGGATAGGTGGAATCCTATGGATATTATTATGGTGAAGAAGAATATGAAAGATGTTGTGGAAGGAACTATTCGTGAATTGACTACTATTGATGGGATGAATACACCTTCTAATCTTACTATTTTAAATTCTTATATGAGAGGTTTATTGGAGGATAAGATTTTAATAGGTATTTCTTTAAAAGCAATTAAGGCAAATAAGATGACTGCAAGTATAGAACTTGCAAATATGAAGTCTGATAAGTCTACTAGACTTAAGATTGTACCAATTGAAGGTTCTATAAAACTAAATCTTACATTGGGAAAGAAAGCACCTTACTTATTTGATACAGGAGAATTGGGATTTGATTTAAAAACTGAATCTGGTGCTCAAATTCATGGACAGTCAAGAAATTTCCAATACTCTAAAGCAAGGAATGTAGTTCAGACAGATCTTACTCCTAAAGGGAAAGATGGTGGTGCTAAACTTGGAAAGGTTTCTACTGTTGCACTTGATAAATTTTTGGGTGATAATGGATTAGAAAGACCTAAATCTGCATCCAGACATCCAAATATTCCTCCTGTTGGTCAGTGGTCAGACAATCATAAAAAATATTGGATTGATCTTTATAATGAGTTAGAAGCATCTTCTTTTAAAATCGATTTTGGTGAGGTTGCAGTATATGAAAATAATGTTAGAATAGGAGATACATTTGAGCAAGTGTTGGATAAGTCGATTGAATATGAAACTGATAATAAAGATAGAAGTTCTGCTGGAAGATTTTCTTCTAAATTGATTGGTATGGAGTGGGCTAAGATATGGTCACAAATTTCTTCTAAAGGGAAGTTAGAAGATTGGGGTAAGATTCTTTATTATGGTGCTAAGAAAGAGTTCTCTTCTAAAAATGGTCCATTCTTAAAAATTTTTTAATATGAAATCACAAATAACAGAACTAATTAAAGGGTTTGAATCTAAGTCCAAAGGTAAGGATAGGTATAAAGATTTTGTATTTTATTGCTACAATTGCCTTAATCAGAGTAAAGGATCTAAAAAGAAGATAAATAAATATAACATTATGAGAAAAGATCTCATCAAATATCTTATTGCAAACGAAAAAGCGATAACTGCAGAACTATCCAAATGAAATCATTTAATCAATTT